TGATAGTTCAATGCGTTTAAATCAGCGTTTGCATTAATATCGTTCAAAGCGTCCATATAACTGTCGGAAAATTTGCCGATTTTATTCCAGCCTGTTGATCCTCCGACTTGCCCGCCTGTAATCAGATTGTCTTTTAGTTTAGTCATATTTTCGTCTGCAAGCTCGTTTAATTGCTTTGTCTGATTATTGATCCAAGCGTTTTTATATTCGTCCCTTGTTGCATTATTAGTAGCGTCTGCAAAAGCCAAAGGGATCGCATTTTGCAAATAATCCATAGATTGAGTTTCGCCCTCTGTCGGATTAAATTTTGTTACATAATCGTTGCCGTTCCAATATGCTTGTGCTACTGTTCTGTCCCCAATTTTATAAGATGAAGTGGGTTTTTCTGCTTTTTTACTGCTCGTCATATATATAGCCTCCTGTTGTGTTTTTTAGCCCAGCTCTTATTAAGCTCATTCTTGCGGGCAATTTGTTTGTTATAGCTTTAATCTGATAATCCGGATAAAAATGTTTAAAATATGCAATAAGCTGCTTTATAGCTTTTGCTGTGTGTGCGTGTCTGTCAGCAAAGCCTCCAAACTCAATAACTTTATTCTCATCATCTATACTGTCTATAAACAAACACCCCTTAAACTCCCCTGTATCGTGGTAAACTTTATAAAAAAATACAGAGTTTTTAATGATTTTCCCGAGTTGTTTAATAGCAGATTTTGAGGAGTAAATAAAATTTTTGCGGCACGGTATAAAGATTTTTAACACTTCCGGATCAGCTTTTGTAATTCGTTCAAATAGCATTATTTATTCTTTACCTTTATGTTAGAAGTCATAATTTTATTGATTATAAAGTCTTGATCGCTTTTTTCCGCAACAAAGCGTACTTTTAGCTTTTTATGCTTGCGTGGTTTATCCAGCTTGTATTCAAGCGTTACATCAGGCGACCAATTTTCTTCATTCCAATTACCCTCGTCCCAGCAAAAAGTTATGTTTTCCAATATTACCTCTTGCCTGTCGTATTCAGCCTCTCCGTCAAAGAAATAATCTACATAAAATCTGTTATTTTCTTCTAATTCAGAATACAAAAACATCTTAAATTTTTGCTTATTGTATGTAGCGTTAAAATCCAAGTCCGGAAATTCTGCAATAGCATTTATCGTAGATCCGTTAAAGGTTTTACCCGTCATCTCTTGCAGGATCTCTCCGCTATCTGTCCCGCTCAAAAGCATATTTTTAAATACGCATAAGCAATTTATTTTTTGTTGTATTCGTGGAGGCAGCCAATATAATGTTTTTTGTCTGCCTACGATAAATCTATATATAAAAATATAAGAGTGTTGTTCATCTCCAATAATAGGAACATTGAACCATACCTCATTTTTTTCTTGACAAGTTACAGAAGTTGCAAAGATATTGTCTATATCATAGATATTTTTACGCCCAAAATAGTTATTTATGAGCCAAGAAACATCATCAGCAACTTTTTTTGTATCCTCTTGCGTAGCATTGATAGGATAAATACCGTCCTCTGCTATGTATAAGGCGTAATTTTCGTGCTTTACTATACTTCTATTACTCAATGCGTGATTAGGAGAAAGAGCCGTAAATTTAAAGCCCTCCGTATCCTTTGAACAGTAGTAAATAGATTTTGTCGTAGAAATTAGCAGTCCACCAGCATAAGTGGATAGTGCAACAACTTCCCCGTCTAATTCTTGATAGCCAGCGTCATCTGTTTGTGTGGCCCAAGTAAACGGATCAAGTGATTTACTCCAATGTATTCTATTATCAACACCGCACCAAACACGCCCAAAATAAACCTCTAATGTGTTACCCCTTATATCTCTACCCTCGCTATCCTGTTCGTCAATTTCTTCAACTTCCGGATTAGCTCCAAGCTCAATTTTTATAAGAGGATCAACGCCATTACTAAAAATACCCAAGTATCTTTTATTCGGTAAAGTCTGACTAAAATTAACAAAACTTGCAGAAATAGCGTCTTTATTTAACCCGTCTTTTAATAAAACGGGAGTTCCGACAGTATTTATGTAATATAATTTTCCCTCTGTATCATCAACAGTATGCACAATTAGATAAGTTACTGTTTTAGACACTTCATAAACAAATAAACCTTTTACTTTTTCTCCGGTAAATTGTTTATAAATCGTATTTCCTTTGGTTTTTCTAAAACCGTACCCGCCGTTATTTTCAGTAGAATAAATGTCAATATTTCTGCTATCTCCTATCATTGACACACGATCCTCTGATACATAGGCTTGCTCACAAGCATAACCTCCGGAAAAATTATCAAAAATTTTATGTGTTATTTTAGTAGTTGCCACGGCATTAAAAATCCTTTGTTATCGTCTTTATCTAATGTACTCAAATCGTATTTTTCTAATAATTTATAGACTTCTGAATACCTTAATTGAGCCTCTTGATATTCTTCGTCTGTCACATCTCCGTTTAAAATCTCATTACAGAAGTAATTTAAACAGTCAATAAATAAATTTTCTAACCTTTCCGGCAAGTTTAAGACATCACTACCAGCCGTAAAAGTCGATTTTAGCGTCCCGTCCGTTGCAAGTACGGGCATTGTATTATAAAGGTCTGCAACTAATGTCAGCCTTTCGTCCGGCACGGGATATAATACAATTTTATCTTTGTTTGTAACGTAAAATTTAGTAGGCGTGCCGCTTGCGGTATCGTAAAAAGGTATTTCCCTGTCGTATTCCAGCTTATTATTGTTTATTCTTAGCCCGTTTTGAGCCAGCACAAAATTAGCAATAGATACGCTTGATTTGCCCGCCGTAACCATAACTTTTTTTATTTCACGCCTAAAATTCCACTCTTTTGAGTTCCAAACAACTCTTAAAGCTCTATTTAAGCCGTTTAAAGCCTCCGGTTTTACGTTTGCCCAGCTACTAACCTTGCTTACTTCTGCATTACTTGAATAAGATAAAAATTGTATTATTTCTAATGCCGTTTTCATTTAGTTATTTCCTTTTATTCTTTTTCTTTGTCTTTTGTTTCGTCTTTTACTTCGTTAGTTTTTTCAAGCAAAGTAATTGTGTATGGGTGTTTTTCAACTTCTTTTGCACCCTCGATCAGTTTTTGAGTTAAGTGTACGGATATAACCCCTATAATTCCCTCAACTTCGTCCCCTGTCATAATAGTATCTATGCCAGCGGTTTCATTGTGTACGTTATATAACAAGTTAGGATCGTAAGGATTATATTTTGGAGCTGGTTCTTTACCCTCTGCAATAGCTGCAATACTTTCACCTAACAATTTGCTTTCTTCTGCGGTATGGTTTTTAAAGTTTGCCAATTCTTCGGCAAGTTTATTGTTTCTTTCAGCCATAGCGTCAATTTCAGCCTTGTTAGCCTCTGCTTGTGCTTTTAATATTGCTTGAAATTCCTCTGCTTGTTTCTTCAAAAGAGCCTCAACATCAATAGCCGGAGCTTTATTTTCTGCTTGATTTTCTCCCAACAACTCTTTTTCTGTTTTTTCTTCTGTTTTTGCCATAAAAATTACTCCTTATTTTTGTTAAACATTAAAAAATAGGGGCAATAAATGCCCCTATTCTACTCTTACGCTACATAGCAAGACGCTTTTGCCAAGCCTTTTGGCAATACAGTCTTACCACCGTAAAGATAAAGACCTCTAACCAAATCTTTAAATCCTTTTTCAGATCTGATATGTTCGATCTTTGATACTTGACCTGCAAATGTGATAGCGTCCTCAATACCTGCAAGGACTTCAACAACATTTGATACAGTTTTCATATTTGTTGCGACCATAACATCAAAGCCGCAGAAATCGTAAACAGTACCCTCACGAACATTTTTATCAACAAGTGCTGATCCTCTGTCTTTCATTTCCGGAGAAAGTAAGATAAGAGCTTCAATGTCCGGATTTACTACTGCCCACGGACGGCGACCGCTTGCGTCTTTGCCCTTTTGGTTGATAGCGTTTGATGTTCTCAACTTTTTCTTTAACTCAACAAACATTTTATAAACGTTGTCTTTTGTTAAAGCTGCTTGTGATGTACCATAACCGCTTACAATGTTATCGCTATGAACATCTGATCTTTTTCCTAAAAGGAAAGTATCTTTTGCCATTTCAATAGCGTATGCAGCTCTTGCGATATATTTATCGGTTAGCTTAACATTTGCTTGTGCTTTGGTTACATCATCAACTTCAAAAGCAAAGTATTTTTGCTGGTCGATTTCTAACGCCTGTGTTGTAGCCGTTAATTTTTGGTATGTAATACCTGTGAAGTTTTGATCGTCCGGAGTGTAAGAGTTGATAGTAATATCTCCAACTTCTTGAATGTTTACTTTATCTCCGGCGTTCTTAATTTCACCCTCCCAATCTTTATTGACGCAATCTTTCATAACGCCAACATCATTGAGTTTTTTGTTTAATTTTTTAGACCAATATTCAGGAATGAATTGACCTAATGTTTTTGTTGATCTTGTTGCTACTGACATAATTTTTACTCCTTATAATTTTACTTTTAGTCCTTGATTAAGCCCGCAGCTACTTGACGGCTGATTTCCTCCTCGTTCTTTGCAAATTCAGCGTCAGACATTTTGTCTATTTCGGATCTCGTAAAGATATGACCGTCTTTAAATTTGCCTGTATTTGTATTTGCCGTAGTGTTCAGCTT